GCTGGGCTCATGCGGAGGTTTTTTTCTCGATGGCGCTGAATTTCGACCTGCTGGGCGACCCGATTCCGGAGAACTGGGGGCGCCGCGGGCGGCCGCAGCACGTCCCGACTCAGGAAAATCGCAGCAAAATCAGGCTGTTGCTGGGCTTCGGCTGGACCGCCGAGCGGATCGCGCGGGCGCTGCGGGTCAGCAAGCCGACGCTCAGGAAGCATTATTTTGCCGAGCTGCGGCACGCCGACGAGGCGCGCGACGCGCTGAAGGCCGCGCACCTCATGATGGTCTACCGCCAGGCCGACGCCGGCAACGTCGGGGCGATCAAGGAACTCGGGCGGCTGATCGAGCGCGACGAGCTCGAGCGCATCCCGCAGCGGCGCCGGGCCGAGGAGCCGAAGCCCGAGAAGCTCGGCAAGAAGGAGGCGGCGGACCTGGCGGCCCGGTCGGCCCATGAGGGGACCGAATGGGGCGCGCTGCTGAACTGAGCGCGGACGGCTGGTCGTTCGCCTGCCCGGACTGGGTCGAGCGGCTCGAGGCCGGGCGGTCGCTCGTGCCCGACCTGCCGCTCAACGCGGCGGAGGGCGACCGCGCGGTTCGGATCTTCGACAAGCTGCGCCTGCCGGACGTGCCCGGGCAGCCGGCCATGGCGGACGCGGCCGGCGACTGGTTCCGCGACATCGTCCGCGCGGTGTTCGGCTCCTACAACGCGGCGACGGGGATCCGGCGCGTCTCCGAGGTCTTCGCGCTGGTGCCGAAGAAAAACTCGAAGACGACCGGCGGCGCCGGGATCATGGTCGCCGCGCTGCTCATGAACGAGCGGCCGCGGGCCGAGTTCCTGTTCGTCGGGCCGACGCAGGACGTCGCCGACCTCGCCTTCCAGCAGGCCTCCGGCATGATCGAGGCCGACCCGGAGGGCTACCTGCAGAAGCGGTTTCACATTCAGGAGCACCTGAAGACCATCACGGACCGCCGGAACAAGGCGAAGCTGAAGATCAAGACCTTCGACATGCGGGTGATGACCGGGGTGAAGCCGACCGGCGTGCTCGTCGACGAGCTCCACACCATGTCGTCCTACGCCTACGCGGGCCGCGTCATCGGGCAGATCCGCGGCGGGCTGCTGCCGAACCCGGAGGCCTTCCTGATCTTCATCACGACGCAGAGCGACCAGCCGCCGTCGGGCGTCTTCAGGGCCGAGCTGCAGTATGCGCGCGCGGTGCGCGACGGGCGGGTGACGAAAAACGTCCGGACGCTGCCGATCCTCTACGAGTTCCCGGAGCGGATGCAGACCGACCCGGCCAAGCCGTGGGCGGACCCGAGCCGGTGGCCGATGGTTCTGCCGAACCTCGGCCGCTCGATCACGATCGAGCGGCTGACGGCGGACGCCGAGGCGGCCCGGGAGAAGGGGGAGGAGGAGTTTCGCCGCTGGGCGTCGCAGCACCTCAACGTCGAGATCGGTCTGGCGCTGCATTCGGACCGCTGGGCGGGCGCCGACCATTGGAAGGCTCGGGGCGATCAGTCGCTTTCGCTGACCGAGCTGCTGGCCCGCTCCGAGGTCGTGACGATCGGGATCGACGGCGGCGGGATGGACGACCTGCTCGGCCTGTCCGTGATCGGCCGGGACCGCGCGACCAAGGGGTGGCTCGACTGGAACCACGCCTGGGCACACCCGACGGTCCTGCAGCGCCGAAAGGAGATCGCGCCGAAGCTTCGGGACTTCGCCGAGGACGGCGACCTGACGATCGTCGAGCAGCTCGGCAAGGACATCGAAGGCGTGGTCGACGTCGTCCGGACCTGCGACGAGGCGGGGCTCCTGGCGGGCGTCGGCCTCGATCCCGTGGGCATCGGCGCGATCGTCGACGCTCTGGACGAGATCGGCGTCAACGGCGACCGCGTCGTCGGCATCCCGCAGGGCTGGAAGCTGGCCGGCGCGATCAAGACGGTCGAGCGGAAGCTCGCCGACGGGACATTCACCCACGCCGGGCAGCCGATGATGGCCTGGTGCGTCGGCAACGCGAAGGTCGAGCCGCGGGGCAACGCCATCATGATCACGAAGCAGGCGGCCGGGACGGCGAAGATCGACCCGCTGATGGCGACCTTCAACGCGGCTGCGCTGATGGCGACGAACCCGCGGCCGATGGGCGCGATCGAGCAGGCATTCGTGGAACTCTGAGATGTTCGGATTCGGTCGTCGCAAAGAGACAGCACCGGAGCGTCGCGAGCCGACGCTCGCCGCCGTGCCCGCGGTACGGAATGCCGAATACCGGCTAACCGACATCGAGGAGCTGTCGCAGCTCTTTGGCGCCGGAGCGGCGTCCTACGCCGGGCCGCCGGTGACCGCGGACACGGCGATGCGGTCGGCGGCGGTCTACGCTTGCATACGCCTAATCTCCGGCTCGATCGCCAGCCTGCCGCTGCCCGTCTATCGCCGGGCATCGGGCCGGGAGCACGAGCGCGTCGACCATCTGGTGGCGCGGCTGCTGAACGACCAGCCCAATGCCGCGATGACGGCCGCCGTCTTCTGGAAGTACATGGTCAGCGCTGAGCTGCTGTGCGGCGACCAGATCGCGATCATCGGCCGGACGGCCGGCGGCGACGTGGTCGACCTGGTGCCGGTGGACCCGCGGGCGGTGACGATCGAGCGGAAGGACGGCCGGCTGCGCTACTACGTCGCCGGGCCGGACGGGGAGTATTTCGGCCTCGACCAGGACGATGTGCTGCACGTCCCGGGAGAGGGCTTCAATCTCCGGACGTGCCGCGGCATGTCGGTCATCTCCTACGCCGCCAAGCAGGCAATCGGTTTGGCGCTGGCGACCGAGGAATACTCGGCCCGGTTCTTCTCGAACGGCGCCCGGCCGGACGTGGTTCTGAAATACCCGAACCGGATCGTTGCCGATGAGATCAAGCGCCTGCGCGAGTACTGGCTCAATAAGCATCAGGGGCTGGCCAACAGCCACATGCCGGCGGTGCTGACCGAGGGCGGCGACGTGGTCGAGCTGACGATGAGCGCCGAAGACTCGCAGCTCATCCAGGCGCGGCAGTTCCAGGTGATCGACATCGCCCGGGCCTTCGGCGTGCCACCCATCATGATCGGCGAGAGCGAGAAGACCTCTTCGTGGGGAACGGGCGTCGAGCAGGTCGTGCTTGCGTTCGTGAAGTTCACGCTGCGCAACCACCTGACCAAGATCGAGCAGGAGGTCAACCGCAAGCTATTCCGCTCCGGCCGGTTCTTCGCCGAGTTCAACATCGAGGGACTGCTGCGCGGCGACAGCAAGTCGCGCTCGGAGTTCATCCGCGGCGCGATCGGCGGCAGCCAGGGGCCCGGCTACATGACGATCAACGAGGCGCGTCGCCTCGAGAACCTGCCGCCGATCGAGGGCGGCGACCGACTCTACGACCCGGTCAGGCAAGCCAGCGCGGGAGACCAGAATGCGCAATCTGCTGAAGCTGTTCCAGGATAACGCCCGCGCGCCCAAGCGGTTCGAGGTCAGGGCCGAGGGCGACGAGGCGACGGTCTACCTCTACGACGCAATCGGCGACTGGTTCGGCGTGTCGGCGTCGCAGTTCGTCAAGGACCTGGGGGAAATCAAAGCATCAACGATCCATCTGCGGATCAACAGCCCCGGCGGCGACGTGTTCGACGCCCGGGCGATGGCAACTGCCGTGCGGCAACATAACGCCAAGGTAATCTCCCACATCGACGGACTCGCGGCGAGCGCCGCCACATACATTGCGCTGGCGGCCGACGAAGTCGAGATCGCACATGGCGGGTTTTTCATGATCCACGAGTCGTGGACGCTCGGCTTCGGCAACAAGCGCGAGTTGCGCCAGCTTGCGGATACGCTGGAGAAAGTCGACGGCTCGATAGCCGCCGATTACCGGCGCAAGACCGGCAAGAGCGACGACCAGATCCGCGAATGGATGGAGGCGGAGACCTGGTTCACCGCCGAGGAGGCGCTCGAGAACGGCTTCGTCGACCGGGTGTTCGACGGCGAGCCGGCGGAGAACCGCTGGAACCTGTCGGCGTACAGCAACGCCCCCGCCGCGTTGGTCGAGCGCGAACCGGCGCCACCGACCATTGACCGGGCGGCGGTCGAACGCCGTCTCGCCCTGTTGGAACGCGTCGCGTAGCGGGTTCCCGCGTAGCGCGATTGTCGGCCGCCGAGGGCGGCCTTTTTCATGCGCAGAAAGGAGACAGCCATGACGCGCAGCATTCAGGACCTGCGGGAACAGCGGAAGGCCAAGGCCGTCGAGACCCGCAAGTTGGTGGACGACAATCCCGGGGACAAGTGGACGGCCGAACATCAGGCGAAGTACGACGCCCTGGTGGCCGACATCGACCGACTGGACGCGGAAATCGAGCGCGTCCAAAAGGTGATCGACCTCGACGCCCAGAACGCCGCGCGGATTCAGCGCCGCGCCGACGAGAACAACATCTCCACGGACGAGGCCGAGCACCGGCTGAACCAGGAGAAGGCCGTGTTCGTCTCGTGGCTCCGCGGTGGCGTTGACGCCTTGACGACGGAGCAGCGCCAGTTCGTGGCCGAGCGCCGGCGCCAGACGCAGATCCAGGGCGCGATGTCGACGACGACGCCGTCCGAAGGCGGCTATCTGGTGCCGACGGACTTTGCCGCGACGCTGCTCGAGGAAATGAAGGCGTTCGGCGGCATGCGCAGCGTGGCCACGGTGATCCGCACCGACAACGGCGTCGATATCGAGTGGCCGACCGTAGACGCGACCAGCCAGGAAGGCGAGATCGTCGCCGAGAACGCGACGGTCACGACGCAGGAAGTCACCTTCGGGGTCAAGACGCTGGGGGCCTTCAAATACAGCTCGAAGGACATCGCGGTTCCGTTCGAGCTGCTTCAGGACAGCCGCATCGACCTGGAAGCCTATATCCGCCGCCTGCTGGCGGAGCGAATCGCCCGGATCACGAACCGGCACTTCACCGTCGGTGCCGGCACGACGGAGCCGCAGGGGGCCGTCACGGCCTCGGCGCAGGGCAAGGTCGGCGCGAATGGGCAGACCACGAGCGTCACCTACGACGATCTCGTGGATTTGGAGCACTCGGTCGATCCGGCCTATCGGGAGTCGGGCTCGGTCCGATGGATGTTCCACGACCAGACGCTCAAGGTCCTGAAAAAGCTGAAGGACGCCGACGATCGCCCGCTGTGGCTGCCAGGCATCTCGTCGGGTGAGCCGGCGACGATCCTGAACTATCCCTACACCATCAACCAGAACATGCCGCAAATGGCGGCCAACGCGAAGTCGATCCTGTTCGGCGACTTCTCGAAGTACATGATCCGCGACGTGATGAGCGTGATGCTCTTCCGGATGACGGATTCCGCCTTCACCCGCAAGGGCCAGGTCGGCTTCCTCGCCTTCTCGCGGCACGACGGCGCGCTGATCGATGCCTCGAACGCTGCGATCAAACACTACCAGAACGCGGCGTCGTAACCGCCCGGGTGCGGGCAGTTCTGGCCGGGTCTCCCGCTCGGTGAGACCCGGTTTCTTACCGCGGCCCGTGGTGCCGCGGCAGGCCTATCGGAGGGGCCCATGAAGGTTCGATTCAAGACCTCGATCGCCGGCATGAACTTTGCCTATCGGCGCGGGCAGATTGTGGACGCAAAGGCCCGCCTGGCGCGCGCCTGGATCAAGTCGGGGGTCGCGGAGGAGATCGCCGAGGCCGAGGCGCGCGCGGACGATCTCAGGGCGGTGCGCGCCGAGAACAAGCATCTGCGCGCCGAGAACGAGGCGCTGAAGGCCCGCGTTGCGGAACTCGAGATCGCCGCAGGCAAGCCGACCGAGGAGCAGTGATCCATGGCCGCGGGCAAGCAACTCGCGATTGGCGACCCGGTCCTGTGGTACGGCTTCGACCTCGCGGTCGTGGCCATCGAAGAGCGGAACGGCGTCCGGCTGGCCGAGGTCGCAGACGTGGCCGGGCTGGAGCGCCGCGAGGCGATCAAGGCGCAGATCGCCGAGCTGCGCGCGAAGCAGGCGGGGCTGCACGGGGCCGAGCACGCGAAGGCGGCCGAGGAAATCAAGGCGCTCGACGAGCGGGCACGCGCGGCGATCGTGCGGGCCCGGCTGAGGGCCGACCTCCTGAGCTGGTGGGAGGAGCGCGGCGTCTGGGTCTCGGAAGGCCGGATCCTGACGACGGCGCAGATCGAGGCATTCGAGCGGATCACGGGCAGCAAGCCGAAGCCGGACGCGCAGCGGCAGGCGCTGGTGATGCTCGAGGCGGTGGAGGGCGCGTGAGATGGTCGCGGCTGTCAAGTTCGAGGCGTTCAGCGAGCACCTAGCCGAGGGCGTCCATAACCTCAACGCCGACACGCTGAAGGCGTATTTGTCCAACACCACCCCGTCGGCTTCGCTGGATGCCGTGAAGGCCGATCTCGCCGAGATCTCGGCCGGCAACGGCTACACCGCCGGCGGCGTGGACATCCAGAACGCGACGACCCGGACCGGCGGCAAGACCTCGGTCACGGCGGTCGATCAGACCATTACGGCGACCGGCGGACCGATCGGGCCGTTCCGCTGGGTCCCGATCTACAACGACACGCCGGTCTCGCCGGCGGACCCGTTGATCCAGGTCTATGACTACGGCAGCGAGATCACGCTGCAGGACGGCGAATCGTTCACGGTCGACTTCGGCGCCAGCATTCTGGACATCGAATAGGGAATGCCGAAGGCCATCACCCCGGTCGAGGTGACGCCGGCGCTCACCGGCTGGCAGGACGTAGACATCACCGCCCATGTCGGGGCGGATTCGGGCAACGTCCGCGGCGCGATCCTGCACATCGCCAACCAGACCGGGGCGGCGCGGGCGTTCGGAGTGCGGCCGAAGGGTGCGACGACAACGCGCAGCCGCAACATGGCGAATGGCTGGCAGGCCTACCAGGTCGTGCTGGTCGATGAGGACGGCATTTTTCAAGTCAACTGCGGGA